GTCCAATCTGCCGTAGTTTGTGTTAGCATCTCAAATCTTGCTCTCATTGCATCATCGTGTAAGAATCCTTCAAAATCATCTAACCCCAATGTTTCATTTAAGTAAGAATATGCTACTGCGTGGATTGTTTCTTGTGAACCAAACAACATAGCCATTTGTCTTATTTCATGCTTTGGAAACCATTTAGTAACCATCCCTGTCCAATAATCGGAAACCGCACATTCTGTTTGAGCAAAGCCCAAAAGAATATTTCCAACTAAATTCTTTTCAGCAGGTGATAGATTTTCGTTCCAATCTTTAACATCACCTTGCATCGGTATTTCCGTATGTAACCAAAACGCTTGAGCTTGTAGTAACCAACCTTCCGTATAATAAACAGGGTATTCAAATGGTTTATATGCTACCCTTTCTGTAAATAATTTGCTCATAGTTTTTTATCCAATTTTAATTTTAGGTATAGATAAGTATTGTATATATCCCCTTTTCAACCCAACTTTTCATAGGATTTTTCTATGTAAGTGTGGTAGTATTTTAGGATATTATCCCATATCAGTTGGCATCGTTTCCAAGTACTTTTTGTGTAATAATTTCTTTTCTATCTGAACTCCATTATTACTTTCTTTGGATGCCATAATACCATTTGATGATTGAGCATCGTATATTTCTATCTCACCTTTCATCGTATCCATCTTTGTTGGGAACGTTAAACCATCTGGTCCAAATCTGTTTTTCATCACGTGAACCCTTGCAGTATTTGCCAACTTATCTTTATCCTTACGAGATACACTCATAATAAAATCAGCTGTCATTACTTTAGCGTAACTATCTGCAATTGAATCTGCGTGAATTACTTCATCTTCTAATGCACCTCTATTGGTTTGTGATGCTGTCCAAATTGGAACTCCAATTTCTCCACCCATTCCACGTAGTTCCTCATACACTCCACCCAACTCTGCATATAAACCATCTCGTTTATTTACAGGTTTAAGTAAATCAGCATAATCTACTATAATAAGATGTGGGATAAATCCTTGTGCTCTTAACTTATCAATGTGAGCTTTCATAGTTTTTACACTAGCTCCCCTATTTGGATAATTTTTAATCATTAAGCGAGCAGAGTAACCTTTTAGTTTTCTTTGGATTTCTTCTTTGTTGTTCTTTAAATCTGCTAAAGGAATACCTGTATAAATTGTATCGTATCTACAACCTACATAGTTCTCACTTAACTCCAAACTATAATGTAACACATTGAATCCTTTTGCTACCGCGTCTGCACCTAACTTACACAACAACCAAGTCTTACCAATACCCGATGGTGCTACCACAACACCCAACTCACCTGGTCCTAATCCACCATCCATCAACTCATTGATTGGTTTCCAACCAGTAGGTACGGAGTTTCTCTTTACATCTTCTAAACGATATAGAATATCTAAAAAGTAATCATGTCCTAAATTGTTTTCTAAACCGGCTCTTAAAGCATCTTGAATGATTGTTCCCACCTCGTCATACTTACCACTTTGTAGTAAATCAACTGATTGGAAAATTGCAGATTTAAGTTTTTGTCTTTTACAGAATTGTAAGTATTCTTGCTTAATGAAATCAGAATCAGGTGAACCAAATAAATCATAGACTTGTTGTAATCTGTCTACAATCATTTTCTTTTGGGCATCCGTTTCTACCTCACTTAATTTTACTTTGAATACATCTAATGTAGGTGCAGAATTATTGTTTAAATTGTAAGATACAATCTCTCCAACTATCCATCTGTCTGCTTCTAATTCAAAAAAATCTTTTTTGGTTATATCGGAAACTTGATTTAAGAAAGGTTGGGATTCTAACAACGATGCAACTACTTTAGCCTGATACGATTGTCCAAACTTTTGTAGATTATCTATTGTTTCCATTATTTCTTATCCTTCTTCTTTCTTGCTAATCTTTTTTCTTCAACTGATAAATTAGGGTCTACCTCAACCTTTGCTCTGTCTTCTTTCTTTGGACGTAGGGCTTTCCACTCTGATTTGGGAACGAACACCCATCCGTAATTTGCTACCTTTTGGTCAGCTTCTGTTTCTAATACTCTACGGATTTCTCCGTCTTTATTTTTAATGCACTTCATAGATTTCTCTCCGCGTTTAAATTGTTATTTACTATATTTACTTATTGTTCCGAAAGTTTTTACTACCCAGCTATTTACATCACCGAGCGCATCAATTACTTTCATACTCATTGCCTTTTTAATAAAAGATAATTTATCTAATTTGGATACATTCTCCTGATATTTGGCGTTAATCTTCATTCTTGTATTAGATGATATTTCAGGGTTCTCCAATTGCATTAATCTGAAATTTCTTTCTACAATTGGTTTTCCATCTATAATATCTTTGTAAATTTTAGGTCCTTTTCCAGCACCACGTTCTTCACATAACTCGTATAGTTTATCAAACTCTACTCTTTGCGATTCAACCACTTCTGGAAATCTCTTAATAATTGTTTTAAGACCACACCCACTAATACCATTGATATTATCAGAGGTGTCACCATCAAGACAGCGATATACCATAAAATTGTTGGGATGGATGCCAAACTCCTCAACAACCTTTTGCTCCGTATATAATTTCTTTTTGCTCGGTGAGTAAACTTCAACATTTGATTTAACTAATTGTAAAAAATCTTTATCAGATGACATTACTATTGCACCATCATCTTCCGTAACCAATTGCGATGCAATATATCCAATTACATCATCTGCTTCTATACTATCAAACAACATAATGTCAACAGGAAGATATTCAAGCAATTCTATTAAGCCAATCATTTGGCGTTTCATAGAAACACTCTCATCTTCCTTTGACATCATATCTTCATATTGACGATTTACTCTAAAACGATTACTACCTCTATCAGCTTTGTATCCACTAAATATCTTTTTACGGCTGTCCGAACCACCTTTACCATCAAATACAATGATACAACGAGTTGCTTTGTATTCTCTGATTGCATAACCTATACTTTTTAGGAAGCCAGTTATACCACCGATGTGGTCACCATTATCATCCATTGTGGGATTTACCGTCCATGCTCTGATAAAAGTATTTAATCCATCTACTAATAGAACTTTTGAGTTTAAGGATTGTTCTTTTACTTTCGTATGCTCATCACTAACCTCATCTAATAACCTTTTATATAACTCGTTCATATGTTTGTTTATTCATCACTTAATACACTTGCATCTACTACCAGATTATCTGTATCTAATGAATCCTTTTTGTATTGTAGAATAGTAAATTCACAAATTCGTTTATAGATTTGTTCTTTTACAGATGGGTTGTTTTCCAATATTTCTTGTAACTCTTTGGCTTGGAACTTAAATTCTTCACCAGTTTCAGTATCAACATATGTGTACCACGCTCCACCTTGCTTAACAAAGTTATAATCTTTCATTGCTCCCAACCATGCTCCATAGTTGTCAATACCTCTATCAAAGAAAATATCAAAATCTGCTGAACGTAATGGTGGTCCTAATCTATTCTTAATAACGTTGGCTCTTACTTTGATACCAACAATTCTCTCATTACCTTTTTCATCCTTTGCTTTGATTTTACCGGTTGATGCTAATCGCAACCGAACCGAAGCGTGGAAAGCAATTGCTTTACCACCCGATGTAGTCCAAGGGTCTGAAAATGCCATTGCGTTCATCTTTTGGCGTAATTGGTTTGTGAATACTAATGTAATCTTTTGTCTACCAATCACATTTGTGATTTTACGCATTGCCTTTGAAATGATGATTGCCTTATCAGTTGCGTAACCATCCTTATCGTAATCAGCTTCCAGCTCTCTCTTTGTAGATGCTGCTGCTACTGAATCAACTACGATAGTTACTAACTTATCCTTATCACCTTTTCGTACTTGCTCAATGATTGTATCAATTGTTTCAAATATATCCTCTACGGTATCTGCCGTAATATATAATAATTTGGATACATCTACACCAATTGCATCAAAGAACTCTCTACTTACCGCAGTTTCGGTATCAATCAATACTGCAACACCACCTTGCTTTTGCGTTTCCGCTAACACGTGTGCTGATAATAATGATTTACCACTCTGCTCTAATCCCGTAATTTCCGTAATTCTACCAATTGGAAAACCTCCAAATGGTCTATTGGAAACTGCAACATCCAACATAGTTGCCCCAGAGGACACCCACCCCGTTATATTGGTGGGTGCATCCTCCGAGTCATCATCTAAAAAGAAAGCAACCTTTTGGTCTTTGTATTTCTTATTTAGATTATCGGCAATTTGTTGTGCTAAATCTGCTTGAACTTTTGCCATTATAACTCCTTTTTATTTTATGAATTGAATAAATCTTCAAATGCCGATGCTACATCAACCTTTGTAGAAGCAGGTTTTTCTTCTGCTACATCCCAAGGTAACTCTGTAATTGGCTCTGTTGATTTAGGTACTGAAACAGGTTGAGGTGCTACTTGCTCCTGAACCGATTGTGGTTTAGGTGCTAATGTTTCAGATGCAACCGATGGTGCAGGTGATTCTTCATCCTCATGTTGTGCAGTTGGGTTTAACCAATTTTCCAAAACACCTTTTAATTCAGCGTAAGATAACTCACTATAAATGTCAGTAATTTCTGTCTGCTCATTTAATAATTTGTTTTCTAACTCTGGGTTTTCAGTTAGTTTTGTTACATTTGGTTTTACTCTGATACGAGTCTCTGGATATGTTTTACCAGCTTCTTCTACGATTTCGATTACCACATCACGACCTTCGTTCTCATCGGTAATATCACCATAATCAGGGTCTGCAATGATTGCAAGAATCTCTTGATATACAGTTTTACCAAATCCCCAAAACTTAACTCCTTCGCTTTCTTGTCCACGAATAACCACAGGTGCGAATGTGCGCAATTTCGGCTCCATTTTCTTACCTGCTTTCCAATTTTCAGTATCACCTAATCGTTTTAACTTTTCGGCAAACTCTAAAATCGGGTCAGGTCTTCCAAAGGAAGCTGGTGATAAATAAGTTTTGTTGTTAATGTTGTAATGAAATAAAAGTTCGATGAAAGGATTTTCTTTGTCAAACTTATAAGGAACTATGCGTAATACATATTTTCCTGGTTTTGGTTTCCATAAAGCATCTGTCTTTTTGGATGTGTTTTGCAA